AGTGCGACGGGTGCGAGGGGATAACGGAGGGCGGGGACTGTGAGTGTGCAAATTTGTGAGGGAGTGTGGCGGAATCGGACGGGCCAGCGACTTGTCATCACGCAATGCGAGCCGGTGGACGGGCAGCAGTGGACGGACGGCGACCAGCGTTATTCAGACAACGGAAGTTTTTACGGTCGTTATAGCAGCGAAAGCGACAACGATCTGGTGGCGTTTGTGGGGCTGCTGCCGGACAGCTCGCAACGTGCACCAGTCAGCCGTCCAGCGGAGACGGAAAGCACAACGGCAGTTGCAGGCGGCGTGAGCGAAGATCCGGGGCGGATTATTTACAACCTCGAACAGCGACTGGAGGCAGCGAAAAACCGCAACAGGCAAGCACAAGAACAGTTAGCGCAACGACATCAGACGATCAACGATCAGACAGCCGAGATTGATCGGCTGCGGACAGAACTGCAGCAAACACAGGCATGGCGTACTGCGGCGACTGACGCGCATTCGCAGTCCGAGACGTTGCGGATTGAGCAGCAAACCGAGATCGAGCGGTTGAAGGCTGACAACGAGCAACTGAGGTCCGCGAACGAGTATATCGCGACCCTAGAGCGACTGCTGGACGACGCACGGGATAACCTGCGGGATCTGGAGGCAGCCGCCAGAGCCTTCGACCACCATTGCGAGGGGATGAAAGCGGCGTATTTGGCGGTCATCAAGACATTCGTGGAGGCGCGGTCGTGACACACCCAAACCGCCTACAAATCCTGCTGCGCTTGCGCCGTCTGGAGTTGTTTTTGTGCACTCGCAAACGCACGAAAAACGAATGCATCGAGATCCTGCAGTACACCGGGGCACGCATGTTTCTGCGGGATCTGCGGGACCTGGCAGCACTCGGCAGCGAGATTGTGCGTCAGGGTGAGCCGGGCAAAACGACATCGTATTACTGCCCGCGAGCGCGGGCGATTTTTCGGCATGAGTGATACACAACCACCGCAGCACTGCATCAGGTCCGCTGGCGGCTGATCCCCGCTGCGAATGATTCGCCGGTGGTTTTCCATTTTGATTAGGAGGCGAAGGACGTGCCAAAGAAATCAAACCGATTGAGGCGACTGGGTGAGCGGGTGTTGGTCGATGACGGTGAAGGCATGTGGCAAGCTGGCAAGATTGCCACGATCATCGAACTGGAGGACGGCGGCGTGGCGTACGTGGTAACGTTGCGGAATGGCAGGCAGGTCTGGGCCCCAGCGAGTTGCGTCAATCCTGATCCACAGAGACCACGCGGGGCAGACCCGACGCCGGAGCAGATCCGGCAGCGGTGTTTGGAGATTCAACGGGAGTGGCCGGAGGAAGTCCGGCAACAGCGAGACATGCGAGAACAGCCGGTATCGTGGAGCGTTCCACGGTCACACTATCTCAGAGACACGCAGAGCGGGAGGACGGATTTTGAGCACTAGGGCATTCACGATTCACGTTCCGGGAAAGCCGGTTGCACAACCGCGGCAGCGAATGTCAGCACGTGGTGGAATCGCGAGATCCTATCTGCCAAACAAGCATCCTATTCATGCCTTCAAAGCTGCCGTGAGGCTGGCGGCGAAGGGCTGCCCAGTGTTTGAAAAAGACGTACCGTTGCGGGTGATTATCGTGTTGCATTTCGCCATGCCGACAACATGGAGCAAACGCAAGCGTGAACAGAAGCGGGGCAAGGGCAACACGCAGAAACCGGATTTTGATAACCTTGCGAAAGCCGTCTGCGATGCGTTGGCTGATCATTACCACGACGACGCGCAGATTTGCAAAGCAATCATTGAAAAGTATTGGGACGACGAAAACGGAACCGCAATTAAAGTGGAGGAAATTAACGAATGAAACGCAAACTACCACAGGTCGCAGCACTCCCGCACGATGCGCCCGACATCCCGGAGCAGACGCCGGAACACCTGCTGCCAGAGAAGCCGGAGGGGTATTCCCGGTTGGTGATCAGCCGAAAGCCACAGGAATCGTTAGTGATCGACTGCAACGGAGTGCAGGTGCAGATTACGCTGGTGGAGATCCGCAACGACAAGGCACGACTGGCAATCGTGGCACCACGTGACGCACACATTCTGCGGTCGGAGTTGCAGGAGGATGCGTATGGTCGGCGATGAGCGGATGGCGGCAAAGCTGCGATGGCTGGCGGTCGGTGAATCTTGTCAACTGCCTACCAGGTATCGAGCAGATTTGACGGTGCGAAAAATGCTCGCATTGACAGGATACCGCTGGACTGTGATTGAGGTGATCACACCGAAGGAAAACACTCGACGATTCACAGTCACGAGGGCAGAATGAGCGAGAATATCTTTGCCCCATTCTTCGGGGCTATTGAGGACGGAGCGCGAGAACGCGAGGCGAGGGAATACGGACGCGACGGGCCGCATGGCCGTTGGGATCCTGGTGAAATGCCGTGGGGAATACCGCGGCGGATTCATCCGGACTACCGCGAGAGATTGAGCACAGATGCGATTGATTGGCCGACGGTCGGCGAATCAGGTTTGACGAGTGATGAGGGGAGAAGTAACGAATGAAGATCACGAGGGGTAAAACGGTGGTGCCGAGACGTGTGATGCTGTATGGCACGCATGGCATTGGCAAATCGTCATGGGCCGCGCAGGCACCGGACGTGCTGTTTTTGAATTTGGAAGATGGCCTGAATGACATCGACACGGCAAAGACGCAACACCTGCGCACGTATGCAGACGTGAAGGGCGCGTTGAGTTGGCTGTTCGCAAATCCGGATCACGGATTCAAATGGGTTGCCATTGATACGCTGGACTGGCTGGAAAGCCTGATCCATGCTGACGTGGCTGAGCGTGCCAACAAAAAGCACATCTCAGAAATTCCGTATGGTGCGGGCTACAAGTCAGCAATGGCGTTGTGGGATTCGCTGCTGGATGGACTCGACATCATGCGGAGAACGCAGGGTGTCGGAGTGATCCTGCTGGCACACACCGCGATCCGTAAGCACCAAGACCCGACGGCGGATTCATACGACCGATACCAGCCCGCGTTGCACGAGACCGCATCGGCACTGATTCAAGAGTGGTGTGATGAGGTCCTGTTTGCCTCCTATCGTGTTTACACTCGCAAAGAGGATCAGGGATTCAGCCGCGAGCGGACGATTGCGAGCGGTGCGAGTGAGCGTTATTTGCGATGCGTGGAGACTCCGGCAGCACTGGCAAAAAATCGGTTGAACATGCCGGGGGAGATTGAATTTAGTTGGGCTGCGTATGCTCAGCATTTTGCAGGTGTGTCAGCAGAAGTAAAAGGGTGATAACGATGGCAAACTTGAGTGATCTGGACATGAACAACGTCCAGGCGGAAACAGTCCGTCAGGCACTTCCAGCGGGTGACTATCCGGCGGTGATTGTCGAAAGCGGCATGAAGGTCCCGAAGTCCGGCGGGGCTGCAATGCTGGAACTGGTCCTGCAGGTGCAGGGACATCCGCAGTTCAGCGGCGCGAAGTTGTGGGACCGCTTGAACATTCGGCACGCAAAGCCGGACGTTGCCAACATCGCGAAGCAGCGGTTGAAGGCAATCATGGACGCCGTTGGGCTGGCCAGCATTTCCGACAGTCAGCAGCTGCACAATCGACTGCTGACCGTCACAGTGGCACAGGGCGAGTACAACGGCAAGCCTACGAACGAGGTCAAGGGCTACAGCCCGAAGCGTTCGAGCGGTCAGCCAATGACGCAGACAAGCTATCCAGCACCGTCTGCAGGTCCTGCGAATCCGTTCGGCTGATGGCTGAGTGTTGAGGGGTTACAAGACCCGGCAGCGGTCAACGCTGCCGGGTGTTTTGCGGGAGGGGCGAGCGGTGGAAGCGAGATGGTACCAAAGCGAAGCAAACACAGCCGCATGGCAGTACATCACCGACGGACGCGGAAATCCGCTGATCGTGTTGCCGACAGGGGCGGGCAAAAGCATCGTGATTGCGTTGCTGATTCGGCAGGCCGTCGAGTGGGGGCAACGGGTTCTGGTGGTTGCGCATCGCAAGGAACTGTTGCAGCAGAACGCGGACAAGATCCACCGTCTGACGGGGCTGAAGGTCGGGATCAATTCCGCTGGATTGAATGAGCGAGACATCGACAGCACAGTGATATGTGCGGGGATTCAGAGCGTCTATCGCGATGCTGCGGAGTTTGGGAAACGTGGTCTGGTGGTCATTGACGAAGCGCATCTAATCAGCGATGACGGCGGGAGCATGTACCGGCAGTTCCTTGACGGACTTCAGCAGCACAACCGCAGGCTGTTTTGTGTGGGACTGACCGCGACCCCGTACCGCACGGGTGAGGGATCGTTGGCAGGTGACGGCAAGTTGTTCAGCGGGATCTGCTACGAGGCCAAAACCGGGGCGTTGATTGAGGCGGGATTCCTTTCAAAACTCAGCAACAATCCGGCAGACAGTCAGGCTGATCTGAAAGGCGTGAAGGTCCGTGGCGGTGAGTTTGTGGCTGCCGAGATGGAGGCAGCGTTCACCGGCGACGCAATCATTCACACAGCCGTCTGCGAACTGACGATTGCCTGCGAAAACAGGAAGTCCATACTGGTTTTTTGTGCGGGCGTCCATCACGCCGAACAGGTGGCGGCAGCACTCCGGGATCTAACAGCGCAGGACGTGGGACTGGTCACAGGCGAGACGCACACAATCGAGCGTCAGCGGGTGTTGTCGGATTTCAGATCCGGCAGTCTGAGGTGGTGCGTGAACGTGGACGTGCTGACGACGGGATTCGACGCGCCAGGGATTGACGCGGTGGCTGTCCTGAGGGCCACAATGTCACCCGGTTTGTTCGCGCAGATTGTCGGGCGTGGCCTTCGCATTGCCGAGGGCAAAACGGATTGTCTCATTCTGGATTTTGGTGGCAACCTGCAGAGGCACGGCGCACTCGATGCGGATGATTACGGCATCAGCAAGCCCCGCAATTCAGACGGCAGTGAGGCACCGTCAAAGGTCTGTCCGAAGTGCAAAAACGAGGTCCATTTGTCCGCCGTCAAGTGCAGTGAATGCGGGCATCTGTTTGTGCGGCAGATGGATCAGGGACCGCGGCACGGCGACGAGATCGACACGACTTCCAGTATCGTCGGAGCACCTGAGCCGCAATGGTACGACGTGCAGGAAGTTCACTGGCACTTGCACCAGAAAAAGACGACACCGGGCAAACCGCCTACGCTGTGCGTGAGTTACTACGTCAGCGACGACACCATGCCTGCGGGCAATCTCGGCTGGATCGTGGTGCGTGAATGGGTTTGTTTCGAGCATGAAGGATTCGCGTTGTCGAAGGCGTTTGCATGGTGGGATGCGAGATCTGTCTTTCCGTTTCCGGCAAGCGTGGCTGAGGCTATCACGGCACTCAATCAGGGGTCAGCCCGGAAGCCTTCGCGGCTGTTGGTCAAAAAGGAGGGCCAGTGGGACAAAATTGTGCAGGCTGAGTTTAGCGAGGAAAAGCCGACGATGATTCGAGAGTTGACAACGGCGGCGAATGAGTTTGGTGAAGATTGTCCGTTTTAGGAGGCAGCAATGGCAGACGATTTCCCGGTGTGTTTAGAGGGCGAACGGTTGGCGTTTATGAATGAACATATAGCAAATAACATGCTGCCGGGACTTGTGCACATATCGCGAAATGAGACACCCGGCAGCAGTTGGGACGGCGCGAGCATTCCCCGGTGGGCATGGTCTATCATGGGACATCCGCTGGCGGCAGACGTGCGTGAGGCGTCCTACTGGCACGATAGGATCTGTGAGGGCAGCGAGACGCCCGAGGACCGCATGGTTGCCGATGCGGTGTTCCTGATGATGCTGAGGCGGTCAGGTGTGAGCAGGTGGAGGCGGTGGGCTATGTGGGCTGCCGTCAGGTTTTATGCGGTGTTTATTTGGAGGGGAAAACGATGAGCGACGAACAACAGACACAGCAGGCAGACGACCCGAGCGGGCCGGGATGGCGGGATGTTGAGGTGGGGGAGATCCTGCAATCGGACGATATGCTGTCTGATGGCACCAGATGGTCACGCACCGACGCAGCTGGCACGCGATGCACATGGCAAGACGTTTACCGCCGACGCATTGAGCCACAGCAGCAGCCACAGCCACAGCAAACCCCAGACGACCCGAGCGGCGATTGGTGGCGGGATGTTGGGCCGGATGAATCGTTGCAGGAAGGCGACGTGCAACCGCTGAGCGACAGCGAGCGGTGTCAAATGCTGAAGATAGAGACTCTGTCAGATATGGTTCAGCAATTGATTGCAGATCGGGACGAGCACAAACGAAAGGTCGCAAACATGGAGGGCCTTCAGGAGCGACTAAATGCCGCACTAAAGAGCAATGACGGGCTTGAGCATGATATCCAGCGTCAGCACGAGCTATTGCGTGCAGCAAAACAGCGCAACGATGAACTGCAGTGCCTCGTGAGTCAGGCGGAGCAGCAGGCGGAGCGGCGAGAACTGACACGGCAGTTTGCCGTGGCGATCATGAGCACGGAATACGGTGGCAATCTGGAGCCCGATCGGGTCTGGTCGGCAGCAAAAAGTTTCGCGGCAGCAGAACCACAGATTCAGAGGGAGGATGAGCAGTGAGCATATCTGGCACAATTACCGGCGTAACGATCATTCAGCCCATGCCAGAGTGCGAAATCTGCGGTACGACAGGCATCGATCCAGACACGCAGTGGGACGCTTGCCCACGCTGTCACGGCGCAGTTTGTGGCAAGCCTGTAGTGTTTTTGGCGTTGTCGCCGGGCAGCGGACAGACGCGATTGCGGCTACTCGATCCGCCGTCCATTGATTCACGCCACTACTCAACATTAGAGGGCGTGCGGATTTGGGGCAATGCGCAACAAATTTTGATCGGCGATCGGGTGATTGCAGATCGTGTTGGATATACGCAAATTCGATTGAGGGAGGTGCAGCGATGAGCGACGAACAGACACAGACAATCATTGCCTACGTGGAAACGTCGGAGTCTTGCGGGCGGAAGTTCCTGCACGGATACGTTTTGAGAGCCACTGGAAAATGGGTCGAGTTAGAGCATGAGCAACAGGGCCGGCTGCTCGAGGACTGGGCGATTAGTGAGATCCCTTCTCACTCCGACTGCATCATGGTTTGGCGAGGCGTTTGTGAGAACGAATGGAGCGCGCATCATGGTGGTGATTGGGAGCCGCAATATTGTGGGCAATGGACGAGCCCCACGGCGGAGGAGTTGATGTTATTGTCAGAACCACAGATACAGAGGGAGGACGGCAAGTGAGATTGCGAGCAATGGTCATGCAATTCGAGCCGGAACTTGGCAACAGCCGGTGGGTGGATTTTGCGAGCCGGCACAGGTCAGAGCGGGCACTGATCGAGGCTCTGCGTGCCGGTGTGAAACGTGGTGAATGGAGCGGGTGGCGATTGATTACGGTGCATGAGCAGTCTATTGGGAATGAGGAGCAGCAGCAGTGAGCGACGAACAGCCAAAACCGGACGACCCGAGCGGACCGGGGTGGCGATGGGTGTGTCAAGGTGAAAAACTGGAATTGCATGACATGATGCAAGCTGACGGTGAATGGTGGCCGACAAAAACCGCAGGACAGACATGCTTGCGTGAAGGAATGTACCGCCGACGCATCGAGCAACAGCAGC